GAAGAAGAGAACTGCTACTGTATTATCTTGCTTAATTCCATCAAGCGTCGTCTCGAATTCCCAGAGCTAAAAGAACTAGCGATGGAGCAGTACGAAGAATGGGAGCCAGATGCGTTTATTGTGGAGAAAAAGAGTAGTGGTACACCTCTATACCAAGAAATGCGTAGGTCTGGGCTAATGGTCCAAGAATATACACCGCACCGAGGCTCGGGGGATAAAACTGCACGTTTAAACTCTGTTGCTGATATAGTACGCTCAGGACTTGTATGGGTTCCCCAAACACGTTGGGCAGAAGAAGTAGTTGAGGAAGTTGCAGGGTTTCCGTTCATGTCTAACGATGACTTGGTGGACACAACTATAATGGCGTTGATGCGGTTTAGGCAAGGTGGCTTCATATCCCTACCAACCGACGAAGCTGAGAGCGAGCCTTTGTACAGGCACCGTGGCGGGTTTTACTAAAGGAAAATAGAATGGCTATTGAGAAAGGTTTATACGGTATGCCAGAAGGCATCGACGAAGCATTAGCACAAAACATGGGCGAGCCGGATGCTGTAATAGAAATGGCTATTGCTACCGATGAAGACACGCCCGTTATGGTAGAGCTTGAAGATGGCAGCGTTGAAATAAGTTTTGGCGAAGAAGTTGAAGAAATTGATGCCGCGCCGTTCGATGCGAACTTGGCCGATTACTTAGAAGACAATCAACTGGAAGAGATTTCTGGTGATCTGTGTGAGGCTGTGGAAGGTGACATGGCCGCTCGACGTGACTGGGCGGAGACGTATGTTACGGGTCTTGACGTTTTGGGCATGAAGTACGAGGAGCGTACTGAGCCTTGGGAAAACGCCTGTGGTGTGTACTCTAACGTCCTAGCAGAAGCGGCTATCCGGTTCCAAGCGGAGGCCATGAGTGAGACGTTTCCTGCTGCGGGGCCTGTAAAGACTAAGATTCTAGGGGAAGTCACTCAAGACAAAGAAGACGCAGCTCTCCGTGTTAAGACGGATATGAATTACGAACTGACTGAGGTTATGGTCGAGTACCGTCCCGAGCATGAGCGACTACTGTACTCACTAGGTTTAGCTGGTTCGGCGTTTAAGAAAGTTTATTTTGACCCTAGCTTGGGACGTCAAATTGCCCTATATATCCCTGCTGAAGACGTGATTGTCCCCTACGGTGCCTCTAATATTGAGTCCGCAGAGCGCGTTACTCATGTCATGCGTAAAACGAAAAACGAAATGGTTAAGCTACAGGCTGCTGGGTTCTATCGAGAAGTAGAGCTAGGTGACCCTGTGTCGTTTTTCTCCGATGTTGAGGAGGCTAAAGCAGAGCAATCAGGCGTTTCTTTAACTTCTGATGACCGTTACACCGTGCTTGAAGTGCACGCTGACCTGAATATTGACGGTGTAGACGGGGCAGATGGCGAAGACTCCATGCAAGTCGCAAAGCCTTATGTAGTAACGCTTGAGAAGGGTACGGGCAAGGTATTAGCCATACGTCGTAACTGGAACCCCGACGATTCTTTGACGCTCAAGCGTCAACATTTTGTCCATTACGCTTATGTCCCCGGATTTGGCTTCTATGGCCTTGGTTTAATTCACATTATTGGTGGCTACGCTCGCGCCGGAACTAGTTTAATCCGTCAATTAGTTGACGCTGGAACGCTATCTAACCTCCCCGGGGGCCTTAAATCTCGTGGGTTACGGGTTAAAGGGGACGACACGCCGATTGGTCCCGGTGAGTTTCGTGATGTAGATGTGCCTTCAGGCTCGATCCGCGACAACATTATGACTCTTCCTTACACGGAACCTAGCCAAACTCTCTTTGCTTTACTCAAACAGATTACTGAAGAGGGCCGACGTTTAGGGGCTATCTCAGACATGAACATATCCGACATGAGTGCTAATGCCCCTGTTGGAACTACTCTTGCGCTATTAGAGCGTACGCTCAAACCAATGGCTGCGGTGCAATCCCGTGTTCATTACTCGATGAAGCAGGAGTTTAAACTCCTAAGAAAGATCATCGCTGAGTACGCGCCAGAAGAGTATTTGTACGTGCCTGACCGTGGTGAACCTCGCGCTCGTAGAGCCGACTACGCTATGGTGGAAGTAATTCCCGTCAGTGATCCTAATAGCAGCACGATGGCACAGCGCGTTGTGCAATATCAGACTGTTATGCAGATGGCGCAGGCTGCTCCACAAATTTACGACTTGCCTCAGCTTCATCGTCAGATGATCGAGGTCTTAGGTATTAAGAACGCGGACAAACTTGTACCTACTGAGGACGATTCTACGCCTGCCGATCCGGTGAGCGAAAACATGAACGTATTAGTAGGAAAGCCCATCAAAGCGTTCATTACTCAAGATCATCAAGCACATATTGCTGCGCATCAAGCGTTTATGCAAGACCCGCAAATAGCGGCAATGATTGGGCAAAATCCTGCTGCTCAACAGATTATGGCCGCGCTCAGTGCTCACTTAGCTGAGCACACTGGGTTCTTATATAGACAACAGTTAGAGCAAAAATTAGGTGCCCCATTACCTGCACCGAATGAAGTGTTGGCTCCAGAAGCAGAAGCGTTACTTGCTCAAACTATAGCTCAAGCGGGCATACAGCTTACCCAAGAGAAACAACAACAGGCAGCGCAAGCTGCGGCCCAGCAAAAAGCCCAAGACCCTGTTATCCAGATGCAGCAGCAAGAATTGCAAATTAAACAGGCTGAGCAGCAGCGTAAAGCTCAGAAAGATCAAGCAGATACGCAACTTGACGCGGCAAGATTACAGCTTGATGCAGAAAAAGCCCAAACCACCGCTACTATTGAAGCGAGCCGTATAGCAGCGCAGAACGAACAAGCGCAAGCTAAGAACGATTTGGACGAGGCGAAAGCTATACTAGATTTAGCTAAAGCTAGAAAGGAGGGGCAAAGTTAATGGAAATGTCGAATATAAACAATGCGCCAATAATGAAGTGTTATATAAGCAAAGACGGGGTTAATTATGTCTTCAATTGTGAAAAGTGTGACCGCCGTCATTTTCATGGGGCTGGGGATGGGCACAGACTTTCGCATTGCCCGGGCAACTACCCGAACGGCTACTGGCTGGAACATAATTCCGAAGAACAAGAACGGCAAGATGATGCGTGGTGCAAAATTAGCGAGTTAGAGACAAGGATAGAAAATATCGAAACGCGTCGCCGCGAAGAATCTAAGGTAGATGAAAAAGTGATAATGGAGTTAATTGAGCGTGTAAATTATTTAGATGCGCAGGTGGAGGGTAGATAGTGGCTACAACCGTCTTTGACGTGCTGAACGAAAAATTAACAGAGCTTAAAGGCTCTAGCGAAGAATTCTTAACCTCGGGTGGTCCTAAAGACTTTGCCGAGTATAAGGAGGTGTGTGGTGTGATTCGAGGTCTAAACGCTGCATTAAGAGAAGTAGGTGACCTTTCGCGTAACTATATGGATGACGAAGATGACTGAAACAGTAACGGTTAGTGGGGTCGGCGCTGACGCGTCCGTATCTTCCACAATGACTGCATTAGAACGAAAAAGAAGCGCACGTATCGAAGTAGAAGCTGCAAAAGAGGCAGAGTTAGAAGCCTCTATCCCTAAACCTGTGGGCTACAGGGTGCTTATTGCCCTGCCTAACGTCGAAGATACTTTCGGGGAAAGCGGGCTTCTCAAGGCAGAATCTACTCGTCGAGAGGAATATATCCTGTCTACTGTGGGGTCTGTACTTGATATGGGTAAAGAAGCCTACAGCGATAAAGAGCGTTTCCCTACTGGGCCTTGGTGCAAAGTAGGTGACCATGTGATGTTCCGAGCCAACACCGGCACGCGTTTTAAGGTGGGGAATCAGGAATTTCGCTTAATGAATGACGACTCTATTGAAGCCGTCGTAGACGATCCGCGAGCTGTTTCGCGTGCATAAGGAGTAGACCATGCCTAGACAAAATGTAGAATTTGAATTTCCCGATCCTGATAAAGATGAAGCAACTCAAGAGGTTGAAGTAGATGTTGTGGAAGAAGACGCGCCGCTTGAAGTAGCAGGTGCTGTGGGGCGAGAAGACATGAAGTCCGCTAAAGATAAGAACATTATCCAAGCGGGTGAAGTAGAAATTGAGGTAGAGGACGATACCCCAGAAGCTGATCGTGGGCGAAAGGCGTCTCCACCACCAGAGGAAGTTACTAACGAAGAACTAGAAAACTACTCTGAGAAGGTTAAAAACCGCATCAAGCACTTTAGTAAGGGCTACCACGATGAGCGTAGGGCTAAAGAAGAAGCCTTACGTGAGCGAGAAGCTCTCGAAACGTACACTAGAAACTTGATGGCAGAGAACGAAAAGCTTAAAGGTTCTGTAGATCAGAGTCACAATACGCTTATCGAATCTGCCAAAAAGCAAGTGAATGGCGAGATGGCTTTGGCCCAACGCCAGTACAAGGAGGCGTACGAATCGGGCGAGCCTGATGCTATATTAGAAGCCCAGACTATGCTTAATACTGCTCAAATTCGCATGGAGCGAGTTAACGGGTTGAAACCTAAGCAGATTGAACCTTTACAACCCGAGCCAACTCCTGTACAAACGCAGGTAGAGGCACCCCAGCCTCAAGTGCAGCGAGACGAAAAAGCAGAAGCGTGGCGCGATAATAACCCGTGGTTCGGCTCAGACGACGAAATGACTGCCTTTGCATTGGGGTTGCATAACAAGTTAACAAAAGAGGGGATAGACCCCAAAACTGATACTTACTACGAGAAAATTAACACTCGTATGCAACAAGTATTTCCCGATCAATTTGATGATGGGATAGAGGATGAACCAGAGGCACCCAAGCAAAAATCTAGCAATGTGGTTGCACCCGCTACGCGGAGCACAGCGCCTAAAAAAATTAGGCTAACGCAGTCACAAATAGCTATCGCAAAAAAACTTGGAGTACCACTGGAAACTTACGCCAAACAGGCTGCTGAATTAATGAGGAAACAATAATGGCTACAAACAGACTAGATAGAGAGCTACAAACCCGTGAAAAAACTGTACGTAAAAAGGCGTGGAGTAGGCCAACAGTGTTGCCTGATCCCATTCCTCAAGAGGGGTACAAGTTTCACTGGGTTCGTGTAAGCACTATGGGTCAACCTGATTCCACTAATGTATCCTCAAAGTTACGTGAAGGTTGGGAGCCAGTACGCGCAGAAGACCACCCCGAGATATTTAGTGACGCCGTTGCCGACGCACGGTTCAAAGATAATGTCATTGTTGGTGGGTTAATGCTGTGTAAGGCCCCAATAGAACTAGTCGAAGAACGCACCGAGTACTACGAAAACTTAACGGAATCTCAAATGCGATCTGTCGATCAAAGTCTGATGCGTGAAAACGACCCTCGTATGCCTATATTTAACGATAGGAAGACAAAGGTTACTTTCGGCAAAGGAAATTAACTTATTTTTAGGAGTGATTTATAATGGCTTATCCAACAGTCAGTGCTCCCTACGGCTTTCAGCCGATTAACCGTGTAGACGGTATGCCTTATGCAGGTCAAACTCGCCTTATTCCTATAGCGAGCACCTACAACACGGCTATCTTTGCAGGTGATTTGGTAAAAATCGTAGCGGCAGGCACATGTGAGAAGTTTACTGGTACCACTACAGGTTCCCCTGCGGGCGTCTGTGTAGGTGTTCAGTACGTCAATTCATTGAGTCAGTTCACACCGGCTCAGTACTACCCCGGCACTAGTGTTACTGACGCTTTTGCTATCGTAGTTGACGACCCACTAGCAGCGTTTAAAGTAGCTGTAACGGACAATGCTAGTGCTATGTCTTCGGCGGCTCGCGCTTCTGTAGGTGCTAACATGTCTGTAATCCAAGGAACTGGAGATACCGCTACTGGTAATTCTGCTGTTTCTGTATTAGCGGGTTCAGAAGCTGCTACCGCAGGTCTAGTTGTGCGAGTTATCGACACAGTAGACGAAACTAAAACCGCTGCTGATACTTTTGTGGAGCTGATCGTTAAGATCAACCTGCATCAGTACAACAACACAACCGGCGTATAAGGAGGCTGACTAATGGCTATTTCAAGAGCGCAACTCCTTAAGGAGCTACTACCGGGTCTAAACGCCCTTTTTGGTCTCGAATACGCTAAGTATGGCGATGAGGCTGCTGAAATCTTCGAGACTGAATCTTCGGATAGGTCTTTCGAGGAAGAAACTAAGTTGTCTGGTTTCAGTGCCGCACCTGTTAAGGGTGAAGGTTCTGCAATCGAGTATGACAACGCGCAAGAAGCTTGGACTGCTCGCTACACTCACGAGACAGTTGCAATGGGTTTCTCGCTTACTGAAGAAGCAATCGAAGATAATCTCTACGATTCACTCTCTTCACGCTATACAAAGGCACTTGCCCGCGCTATGGCGTACACTAAGCAAACCAAAGGTGCTGCTATTCTTAACAACGCCTTTGCTGCCGGTACTACGTACGGTGATGGACAGCCACTATGTTCGACTGCTCACCCTCTCGTATCTGGTGGTGTAAACTCAAATACTCCTGCTGTTGCTGCTGACCTTAACGAGGCTTCACTAGAAGCTGCTGTTATTCAGATAGCTGGTTGGACTGATGAGCGCGGGTTGCTTATTGCTGCTAAGCCTAAGACTCTTGTTATCCCACCGGCACTGCAATTCGTTGCTACTCGCCTGTTGGATACTGATCTTCGTGTGGCTACAGCGGATAACGACATCAACGCACTGAACAACAACGGTTCAATCCCCGGTGGTTATAAAGTTAATAACTACCTGACTGATACCAATGCTTGGTTCTTGATGACTGACATCCCGAATGGCCTGAAGCACTTTGTCCGTTCATCTATGGCAACTAGCATGGATGCAGACTTTGACACAGGTAACAGCCGATATAAGGCTCGTGAGCGATACAGCTTCGGCGTATCTGACCCACTGGGCATCTTCGGTTCACCCGGCGCTTAATAAGCAAAAGGTGCTAGATTGGGGGCTTCGGCCCCCTTTCTTTTGTCTTAAATTTAGTGTTATATTGCCTTATATCTTCCCCTGAGCCTTGACCCGTCCTAACCGACGGGCTTTTTTTGTTTGTGCGTTAGATAAATAAGTGTTATATACTTACCTAAATCCGGAACTAACCGGTGTATCTGACAGCTTCCGGCTGACGACATGCAGACAGATACGCCCCATAACTCGCATGTGAGGTTTCAAAATGGCTACAACTACCTTTTCAGGTCCTGTCGTTTCTACAAATGGTTTTGATTTTCCTATTGTAACTACGGCTAATCTTCCCGCTTTTGGTTCTGTTTCCGCTGGTACGGTGTACATCGTCAGCGATAATGGCGCAGGCAATAACGAGTTTTGTCTAGTAATTAACACAGGCGCTGCTTGGGTTACTGCTACGGGCGCTGCTCTTTCATAAGGAGCTAACTCATGGCTGATACAGTATCGACTCAAATAATCCAAGATGGCAGCAAGCAGGCGATCATTAAGGTTACTGCGGTTGTAGGAAATACCGACGTAGTAACTAGCACAATGGTTGATGTCTCTACATTATCGGTTGATCCGGTAAGCCGTAGGGCCTGTACTGGCGTTGTTTTGGCAAAGCTTGTGTATGTAGGTGTTGGGGTAGGGGTCAAACTAGAATGGGACGCTACGGCTAACGTTCTTATCTTTGATCTGCCAGTAAACTGGACGGAGGAGTACGATTTCTCTGACTTTACGGGCATACCCAACAACGCTGGAACCGGTAAAACTGGCGACATCGTAGCAACTACAGTCTCTCCAACTGCTGGAGATACCTACACTTTTATATTTACTGTGAATAAGCAATATGGCTAAGCAAGTAGATAAGAAAGCGATGGCTTGTAATAAGCCAAGACGAACTCCGTCCCATGCTAAGAAGTCCCACATTGTGAAGGCTTGTGAGAATGGGAAGGAGAAAATAATTCGTTTTGGTGAGAAAGGCGCAAGTACTGCTGGTAAACCCAAGAAGGGCGAATCCGCACGGATGAAGGCTAAGCGCAAGTCGTTTAAGGCTCGTCACGGCAAGAACATTGCCAAAGGCAAAATGAGCGCAGCTTACTGGGCTGACAAGGTTAAGTGGTAATGCCGAGCAAAAGTAAAGCCCAGCATAACTTAATGGCGGCAGTAGCGAATAACCCTAAGTTTGCCAAGAAAGCGGGTATCCCGCAAACGGTAGGAGCAGATTACATGAAGGCCGATAAAGGTAAGGAGTACAACATGGGCGGTATGGCTAAGTCTAAGAAAGCTATGCGTAACCTAGATGATGAGATTTATCGCATCGACACCGAAAAAGCTATGGAACGCCGTAAAATGAATAGTATGAAAGCTGGGGGTAAAATCCGTGGCTACGGCATGGCTCGTGGCGGTAAAGTTTGCAAGATGCGCTAAAAGGGTAACGCTATGATGAAGTGCCGGGGTATGGGCAAAATGAAGCCCGTAGCGTTTAAGAAGGGCGGCACGGTCAAAGACGACTGTTACCGCAAGGTGAAGGCATCGTACAAAGTCTTCCCTTCAGCCCTATAGAGGAATAGAGATATGAGTCGTGAAATTAAGTTTAGAGCTTTTAGTGGCATAAGCATGGTGGAGTCTGATGAGTTTACTATTGATGGGGATACTGGGGCTGTTAGATTAACCAGCTATTCTTCTTACGGAGAGCCTACTGAGCTTATGGACTCATGGACTCTCATGCAATACACAGGACTCAAGGATAAGAACGGGGTGGAGATATATGAGGGGGATATTGTTGAGCATAAAAACGGATGGACAGGTGTTATCGTCTTTAACCAAGAAGACTGCGCTTTTATTAGTGAGAACGTCCGCGATAGAAAAGACACGGCATGGCTTGCCCCTGATATTCAAGCTGTAATAGGCAACATCCACGAGAACCCAGAACTACTTAAACCCTAGACCATCACATTACTGATTATATGGAGAGTGAGAATGGAAGATGAATTAGATATGTTGTTTAGATGGCATGAAATTGATGACCAGAAGTTGCTAGAGACAGTAAAAACAATTCGGCAATCTGCTAGAGATAGCGCATTGTTATATGCCGCAAAGCATGGCTATGTAGCGCCGCCAGAGCCGAAAAGCCCTATGGAATTAATGGAGCTAGGCTAGCCACCCCTTCTGCGTACGCCTCGGGTGCCATAGCCAAGTGTCGAAAGAAGAAAGCTAGTGGCCGTTCGTAAGACGGAGAAGGGCAAAGCCCTAAAGCGGTGGTTCAAAGAGGACTGGAAAGACGTCAAGACAGGCAAGGCTTGTGGGCGTAAAAAGGGCGATAAGCGGGGAACCCCGTACTGTAGGCCCACAAAGCGGGTCTCTAGTAAAACGCCTAAGACCTCTGGTGAGATGACAGCGGCAGAGAAGAAGTCCCGTATAGCGCAGAAGAAGCGCCTAGGGCAACCGGCAGGGAAACCCAAAAGGGTTAAACCTTTGAAAAGGAAAAAGAAATAATGGCTACATCTGGCACAGCTACATTCAACATGGACTTCACCGAGATTGCGGAAGAAGCGTGGGAGCGTGCCGGTAGAGAAATGCGTTCTGGTTATGACCTGCGTACTGCTCGTAGGTCTATGAATTTGTTGACTATTGAGTGGCAGAACCGTGGCATCAACATGTGGACTATCGAGGAAGGCACACTAAACCTCGTAGCGGGTACAGCCACATACGCGCTGCCTGCCGACACAATAGACCTCTTAGAGCACGTTGTACGCACAGGCGACGGTAGCGTAACTACTCAGTCTGATCTAAACATCACACGTATTAGCGTCTCTACCTATTCAAGTATCCCTAATAAGCTCTCTCAGGGCCGTCCTATACAACTTTATGTAGACCGGGGGCAAGCTAACCCCTCGGTTACTGTGTGGCCTGTGCCGGACCAAGGGCCGGTAGGTGTGCCTTACTACGTGCTTAAGTACTGGCGTATGCGCCGAATACAGGACTCGGGGACAGGCGTTAATACCGCCGATGTTAATTTCCGTTTTTTACCCTGCCTCGTTGCAGGGCTTGCGTATTATATAGCTCAAAAAGACCCTGAGTTGATGCCCAGAATACCTATGCTACAGGGCGAATATGAGCGTCAGTTTGAGTTAGCAGCGGGGGAAGACAGAGAAAAAGCAACGCTTAGTTTAGTGCCGCGTATACATGGCGTGAGGTAGACATGAGCTACAAGTATGCGTCTGGGCAAAAGGCAATTGCTATATGCGATGTATGTGGGTTTCAGTACAAGCTACGCGAACTTAAAGAGCTGATTGTTAAGGGAAATAAAACTAACATTAGGGCTTGTCCTGAATGTTGGAATCCAGATCAGCCACAAAACAGGTTAGGGGAGTTTCCAGTAGAAGACCCGCAAGCTATACGTAACCCAAGACCTGATTCAGCGGAATTGGTAGCAAGCAGGGATATTCAGTGGGGGTGGGACCCGGTAGGATTGACCGACCCTTTTGGACTTACACCAGACAATTTGGAAGCCGTAGGTGCTGTAGGGCAAGTTACAGTAACCATAAGCTAGGAGACAGGAATGAAAAATAAAGCTAGGTCAAACGTAAAAGTACCCAAGGTCATCGAGTTTCCGAATGAGCCTACAATGTACAAAGTAGATACGTGCAACCAACCGCCTAAAGACATGAAGACTAGTGGCGTTAAAGTTCGCGGCGTAGGTGCAGCCACCAAGGGCACTATGGCCCGAGGCCCAATGGCTTAAGGAGTAGCAGGTGAATTACACCGAGCTAAAGACAAACATTGAGGACATTTGCGAGCAGTCGTTTACGGACGATCAACTTGCTATGTTTACTCAACAGGCTGAACAAAAGATATACAACACTGTTCAGATTCCTGCGTTACGTCGAAACCAGACGGGTAACTTAAGTATAGGTAATAAGTACCTGATATACCCGACAGATTTCTTGTATACGTTTTCTTTGGCGGTTATTGATGCTCAAGGTAACTACACGTACTTGTTGAATAAAGACGTTAACTTCATTCGTGAGGCGTACCCCGGACCAACAAGTACAGGTACGCCCGTACACTACGGAATCTTTGACGATACTGCGTTTATCATAGGCCCAACACCTGATGCAGCCTACGAGGTAGAGTTACATTACGGCTACTACCCTCAGACTATTGTTACTGCTGGTACTACGTGGCTTGGCGATGAGTTTGATTCTGCGCTGTTAAATGGAGCTTTGGTCGAAGCAATACGCTTTATTAAGGGCGAGCCTGATATGGTTCAGCTCTATCAGAGCATGTATGTAGACGCTATGGCGCTACTCAAAAACTTAGGGGACGGCAAGATGCGGGAAGATATGTACCGTTCTGGTCAACTCCGTATAACCCCGCGTTAATTTAAGAGGAAAGTAAAATGGCTATTACACAGGCTATGGCAACATCATTCAAAGTCGATATTCTTGATGGCACTTTCGACTTCAGCAGCGGCACATCACAAGTATTTAAGATTGCTCTGTTTACTTCGTCAGCTACGCTAGACGCCACCACTACGGCATACAGCGTGACTAACGAGGTCTCAGGCACCGGCTACAGTGCGGGCGGAAACACGCTGACTATATCAGCTAACCCGGCCTCAAGTGGCACCACAGCGTTCTTAGACTTTGCGGACACCACATGGTCCTCAGCGACTATTACAGCTCGTGGCGCTTTGATCTACTTGGCTGACGGTGGCACTAACCCTGCTGTTGCAGTTCTGGACTTCGGTTCGGACAAGACTTCAACTGCGGGTGACTTTACTATTGTCTTCCCTGCGGCTGACGCGAGCAACGCCATTATCCGTATTGCCTAAGAAAAGAGACCCTCGTCATGGTGACTTTAGTAAACAGAGCTAAAATGGGCACCGCTACGACGGGGACTGGCACTATAACGCTAGGCTCCGCCGTAACTGGGTTCCAGACTTTTGCAGCCTCGGGTGTATCAAATGCCGATGTCGTTAGGTATACGATAGAGGATGGTGCTGCGTGGGAGATAGGTACAGGCACTTACACGTCGTCTGGGACCACGCTTAGCCGAACGCTTGACGAAAGCTCTACAGGGTCTCTTTTAAACCTTTCCGGCAATGCTGCGGTGTTTGTCACTGCCGCTGCGGAAGACATAGGGCCGGTAGCAAGCGTAGGCGGCACAGGCACGGTACAAGGTCTTACTTTATCTGGCACTGTAACAAGCTCTGGCAATCTGACTCTCGGCGGGTCTTTGTCTGACGTAAACCTTACAACCCAAGTCACAGGCACTCTCCCTGTCGCTAACGGCGGTACTGGCTCTACTACTCTTACTGCCAACAACGTCATCCTCGGCAACGGCACAGGCGCAGTTCAAACTGTAGCACCAAGCACATCAGGCAACGTCCTAACCTCTAACGGTTCGACTTGGGTGTCTCAGGCCGTCCCTGCTACGTTAATAGGCGAGACCGACTCTGCGTCTCCTTTTAATACTTTCCTTGGTAATTTAGCGGGAGACTCAGCTACAGGCAGTAGCATAAACAACGTCGCTATCGGCAGTGAAGCCCTTAAAGCAATATCTACAGGTGATAATAATGTTGCGATAGGCTATAGGTCGCTTTGGGTCAATACTGCGGGTCTTTCTAACACCGCAATTGGTCGTCTGGCTTTGCAATCAAATACGGCATCAGAGAATGTGGCTGTTGGGTCAAGGGCGTTATACCAAAATACTACCGGAGCAGGCAACACGTCAGTCGGCACGGAATCTATGGACGACAACACCACCGGCACAAATAACACCGCCGTGGGAATGTTTGCTTTGGGAAAAAACACCACAGCTTCTTTCAACACAGCCGTGGGACGAGAAGCCCTAGAGTTCAATACCACTGGTGCAAGCAACACAGCCGTTGGTTATCAGGCTCTTGAGACAAACACCACAGGAACAAGAAATACTGCGGTTGGTTACCAAGCGATTGAGTCAAACTCTGTCTCTTCAGACAATACTGCGCTTGGCTATCAAGCTCTTTTTACAAGCACAAACGCTGACTATAATACAGCCATAGGCGGCTATGCTTTAACTTTAAACCAGAACGGCGACAGAAACACTGCTGTTGGGTACGGTTCGTTAAGGACTAGTGAAGGCCAGTGGAATACTAGCGTTGGTTTTGAATCATTAGCTGCTGCAACATCTGGAAATTATAACACTGCTCTTGGTGGACAGGCTCTTACTCTGCTTACAACAGGCGCAAATAACACTGCTCTTGGTTCGTTTGCGGGCGACAAGATTACTACTGGTACAACTAATGTTATTATAGGTAACAGCGCAGCCTCCAGTGGCACGAACGACCTGACCACAGGCTCTAATAACATTGTTCTGGGTTATAACGCAGCCGCCTCTAGTGCCACAGTCTCTAACGAAATAACCATAGGCAACACCACAGCCGGAACACTCCGCATACCACCAATACAGTCAGGTGCAAGCTCTGGCGATGTAATGACCTACGATGGGTCTAAGATTGTTTTATCTGCACCTGCTGCTACGTTGACAGGCGAGACTGACTCTGCGTCTCCTTTCTTGACGGCTTTGGGTAGTGGTGCGGGTGTTAATACTACAGGAGTAAACAATACCGCTGTTGGTTATCAAGCCCTAAATACAAATACGTCAGGCGAATCCAACACAGCTATTGGTGTACAAGCGTTACAAGACAACACTACCGGATATAACAATGTTGCCATTGGGCGAATCGCTCTTAACAACAACACCACAGGCTACTTCAACACCTCTGCTGGTTATCAGTCGCTTTGGCTAAATACCACAGGCTACGACAACACCGCTTTTGGTTATCAGGCGTTACAAGACAACGTTTCTGGGGCGAGCAACGTGGCTATCGGAGCACAAACGCTTTCAAATAACACGACAGGGAATAAAAACCTTGCAGTGGGCTTAATAGCCGCTTTAGCTAACACCACAGGAAATGAAAATGTAGCGATTGGGTCGGAAGCGTTAAAGTCAAACACGACAGGCATAAAAAACCTTGCAATTGGATCATCAGCACTTGAATCAAATACAACGGCTGGTAATAGCACAGCAATAGGCGCAAGAGCATTATTTTTAAGCACTGGCGCAAACAACACCGCCATCGGCAATGCTGCGGGAGACAATATAACCACAGGCACTAACAACCTTGTTCTGGGTTATGACGCAGACGCATCTAGTGCCACAGTAAGCAACGAGATAACGCTTGGTAATAGCAGTGTGACTCGGTTCAGGATTCCGGGTATTGACGTTGACCTGACCTCTGCTCCGTGGCAACCGCTACTAAAAGGTTCTAACTATACAGCCAGTTCAGGTGAGTTTGTCGTAGCAACGGCGGGGGGTATTACAATCACTTTGCCTGCCTCACCCAGTGCGGGCGACTACGTTACTATTAAAGACGGTACAGGCGCAGCAGCAACTACTTCTTTCACGGTGGCTAGGAACGGTTCAAACATCGCAAGCTCTGCGACGGACCTTACTTTTAACGTGAACTTCGACCAAATAACCATGATCTATATAGACGCCACTATCGGATGGAGTGTGTAATGAGTGATTTAAGCGATTTAATAGGCGGCGGTGGCGG